GCCCGTTAGGGCCGACCGGCCGTTCTCCGGTGATGGAGCACGCATGGTGCCTTTATCCTTATAGGAGGTTGGCTATGGGTTACCAAACCTTAAACAACCATGATTTGATTTATCGTCTGCGTTGCCTCGGTCTACCATTGACCGTGGCACGACAAATCGTAGCGCAGTTTAACGTATGGCGTACTGAATCAGGTGACGAATGGACCTGTTCACATCTTAAGGATATGAAGGTCGATCTCATTCGCCACATGGGTGGGTTACCACCCATTTCTCCTTGGATCAGGAAACGGAAGGACAAAGTGACTCCTATAGGCCCTTTCGGGTATCTATGGAGCATAGCTAACAAGAAACCGTTTACGGCCTTGAACGCTATATGCATCTATACCTCACTGATTTATAAGCCATCAAGGGATGATCCCAAGGTGACTCCAAAGCAGTTACAAGGTTTTGAAGATGCTGTTCATCGCCCTCCAGTTAACCCTGAAGCAATTCAGGCATACGATCAGTTGTTGGAAAACATGCCTATGGAATGGCATAAGTCTCCGCCAGAGTTTAAAGCAACCGAATTGCTCGATATTCCTATCAAGCCTTACAAACGGTCACCAATCCCTCAACGAGGGCTTGTACCAAAAGAGGCGGTGTTCCCTAGAGCCTTTACAGTGTTATCACTGGCTCCAGCATTCTACTGGAAGCACAAGGCACTCTTGGATACTGCGCTTGGGGTCGTTAAGGACTTAGTTCCAATGTTGGATCCTAAGGAGGCACCGAAGGGTTTGGATGAGGCTGATCCTATCCCCGTAACCCTGAACAAGATTCAGGAGTTACTTAATCACAGGGACGGATTTCGCGACCAGCCCGGAGATATTATAGCAGGAAATGTTTCCTTCATACAGGATTCCGGATATAAGCTTCGGCATATATTCGTGACGAATGAGCTTCTGCAAGTAGCTTCGCTACCTCTCCAGAGTTTCCTGATGAGTGAGTTGAGGGAGCTCCCTCAGGACGCTACCTATGACCAGGACGCAGGTGTGCGTCGTGTTCAAGAGTATATGGTCCAGGGTTATACCGCTCACTGCTTTGATCTCCAAAAATGCTCTGATAACCTACCACGTTTGTTCCAGATTAAACTTTTTCAAAAGCTTGGTCTGTCTGAACAGTGGATTGAGTGGTTCAGAGACGTAACCTCAGCTCGCTGGGAGTTACGTGATCGCGTACCGGTTTTTCGTAAACCGGATAATAAACCTACATCCTTGCTGCCCGCATCCGCACAATATTCTTATCCAAAGAAAACTGTGTATATGCGAATGACAGTCGGGCAACAGCTTGGTTTCGGACAAGCTTCCCCGCCTTCTCACTCTTACACCATAGTATAATTCGCGGTCTTGCTAGACGTCATGGACGTCCCCTAGCTTATGTTCTGCTAGGTGATGACGTTGTCATCTTTGACGATGAACTTGCCGTCTTATACCAAGATTTTATGCGACTCTGTGGTGTTCCGATCTCTACATCTAAGACGATCGAATCTAAGCGTATAGCCGAGTTTGCTGGCAGAGTGATCTCTGTAGAAAGAGTCATTTGCACATACAAATGGCGTGGGCGTTGTTCTGATAACAACTTCCTAGACATCTGTAAAGCGCTGGGACCCCGTTCCTTAGGTATGCTTCGCCCTCGTCAGCGATTTATTGCTGAAGTGATGGGATGGATTCCTGAACCGTTTGGTTTAGGTTGGAATCCTGAGGGGCTTTCCTTTAGTGAGCGCATTCGCGCCACTGAGGAACTCTGGCTAAAGCTGATTGATGAGAAGGACATACGTGTCCGAAGTTATCAACGGAGAACGAGTAGGATGCA